ATGGATGGCACCATCTCGTTCGTCGAGGCGGCAGCTATTGCCGGGCAGTACCTCACCAGCCATCGTGACGTCGCCGATCATGTCCTTGTCGATGAGGGCCAGGACCTCGCCCCGGCCCACTGGAGGCTCATCCGATCACTGGTGCCCGAGGGGCCGAATGACATCTTCATCGCTGAGGACTCTCACCAGCGCATATACGGGCACCGGTTGGTGCTGTCGCGCTACGACATCATGACGAGAGGCCGTTCGCGGCGACTCACCCTCAATTACCGCACCACGGCGCAGATACTTCGCTGGTCGGCCAAGGTGCTCGAGGGCGGGTCCTACGTAGACCTGGATGGTGGCGACGACGAGCTAACGCAGTACCGGTCGGCTCGACGCGGACCTGAGGTCTCCACCCACCCGTGTGGCACAATCACCGAGGAGTTCAACGTCCTGGCCCAGGTCGTCGGACAATGGGCGAGGGGCGAACAACCCGAGACCACGGCGGTGCTGGTGAGGGACCGGTCACAGCGCGAGCGAGTAGTAGATGCGCTGCATGAACGGGGAGTACAGACCCGAGCCGTTGATCACGGTTCGATACCGCCGGGGGCGCCGGTCGTCATGACCATGCATCGTGCCAAAGGCATCGAGTTCAGCAAGGTGTACCTCTTGGGGGTCTCCTCGCGGTCCATCCCCATGGGCATCAAGGCATACGACTTCGATCAGGATGAGAAAGACCAGGCTCTGCTCCGGGAGCGGTCGCTGCTGTACGTGGCGGCGTCGCGAGCCCGCGATGAGCTTGTCGTGAGTTGGTCCGATCAGCCCAGCCCGTTGCTGAGCGCCTCCGTTTCGGCTGGGGATGCCCAGCACATCTTGAGAACGCTCGAGCCTTGGAATACCGGTCAATGGCTGCTCCGAACAGTGAGCTCGAGACATTCTCGCATTGCCATGAGCTGCCGTGGCCGATCAGAGTCCCGGTGAGACGCTCAGCATGAATTCACCTGATGGATAGATTCACCGGTATGGCGAAGACACCGGAGCTCCCGCTTCTCCGACGGGCTTGTTGGCGTGCCCATGTACGTTGTCGTCGACCCACTCTGGAGGTAATTCGCTGCCTTTGGCAGCCTCGAGGACGAGATCGACTTTCAGCTGGTTACCGGTGACCCTGCCGTGACAGACCAACGCAATTCCTGCGTCCTCGCACACTTCGACGACCGGAAGAAAGTGCTGACTCGTCTGGGTTGACAACAAGCCCACCATCTCACCGCACACCTTGACGCCAACCACTGTTTTCTGAGTCGTCTTGAGTTGTTTTATGCAGGATTCAAGTTCTGCCACCACTGGCACGGAATGCTCGCCGTCAAGTAGGCCCAACAGTGCCTCCATGTGGTCCTCTTCTCGGGTCACCTGCACCTTACGACCCCGCGGCAAGACTGCGACTGGCCCCTGTGGCATTCCGACGGGGGTCGCAATCTCATCGGGTAGCGGCAATGCGATGCTCGCTCCGGCTCGAAAACCGCGCTGATACGTCATCCAGATCGATGCCGGAACTGACAAGCATCGATCCGAGGAGTCAAGAGCCTCGACCACATTGAGATATGATTCCCTCACTTCATCTGGGACCATTCCAACTTGGACATCGTCGATGAAAACGGCAAGTTTGTGATTCACGGTCAGCCTTATGTGGGCGTCGAGATCATCCAGCCGAGCCTTGTCATGCTTACCGTTCTGACCATAAGACTGACAGACTCGAGAAATGCCAGCTTTGGATTTCTTCGTCACCACCAGCTTACGGCTACGGGTACATGGCCCCCACGGGTGAACTGGCACTTGTGTGCGAGCCATCACCGATGCCGACGGTAATGACAATGCGTGACCCCTCAGCAGGATGGGGCGTCGGCCCTGGTCCGTACCTTGTCGTGACAGCGCCGCACGGAGGGCATCATTCGTCGGCACCTCGACATAAGCGCCGAGGGTGCTCATGACGCGTCCGTGAACCTCCATTGACGTCACACCGAGGGCATCCCATTCTGGAGCTATTTCGGCGGCGGCCCATACCGACATGTAACCGATCTGATGACCATTTATGCTTACCTTGAGAGCGTTGTGGTCGTGACTATTCCGAGGTTCACGCTCAACGCATAACGTTGTTAATCCAACAATCGATCGGGGAACTGTGTAATAGCACATTCCGAAAACATCGTACCGTGTAACTCTGTCCCCGACGTAATAATTCGTCGAAGGCCCCAAAGAATCTACCTTGACAGCCACCCTTGCGGCAGGCAATACATTCTTGCTCCCAATACGATTACCAATGATCGCGAGCCAAAACCCAGCAGCTAACCATATTCCCGCTCTCGGTATGAGAACCATGGCAGAGACAACGAGAGCACACCACCACGGGTGGCGCGCCATGAAGTCCCTCACCACGTTCGTACCTTTGATCATACTTCGACCCATCGACCACTGGGCTGATTGACCTTGCCTGCCCCGTTCCGTTGACCACAACGACCAGTCTTGGATGTTGTTGTCGCCCGTATCGTCGTGGCAAGCACACAGCGGACCGGGACGATCCACGCCTGCTGTGGAGATGGGATGCCATCACCACGACTCACCGGAGAACCTCCGTGGGAGTACCCAGGTGCCCAATCCCTGCCCGTGGCGCCTACCCCCTCCACCAACGCTGATACTGGTAGACACCCGGAATGGCTTGCCGCGTACCAGCATGACCTTTGACTGCAATGGCATCAGGTGTCCTTGCAGACACGACGTAGCTACAAGCTTACACGAAGGAGCATCACCCAGGACGCGCTGGATGCAGTCCGAGGCTGTTCATTTTTCCTCACCGTTGTGGCATCACATTCCGCGCACAGCCGCACTTCGACTGAACACGAGGCGGTCGGGGCGACAGGACTCGAACCTGCGGTCTCCTGCTCCCAAAGCAGGCGTCACGCCTAGTCAGGAGATGACGCAACGGATTGGGTACGGTCGGCATCTGCCATCATGGCGTCCATGCGATCCGCCACATCATCCAGCCCGCGATCCCACAGATGCCCGTACAGGTCCAGTGTCATCGTCGCCGACGCATGCCCGAGCATCCGCTGCACGGCCTTGACGTCGGCCCCGCTGGCGATGGCCAGCGATGCAGCCGTGTGCCGCAGATCGTGGATACGCACCCCATCCCAGCCCAGTTGATCACAGGCCGGACGGAACCGCCGCTGCCGCCACGGGTCCTTGTGTAGCCGCCCTCCATGCGCCCCGCGCACCAACGGATCAGCCGGGTCGCGGGACAGATCAAGCATCGCCAGCACCGACGCAGGCACCGGCACATCGCGACCCCCGCCAGTCTTGGAGCGGTGAACCCTGACCCGGCGACGCCGCACGTCAACATCGCCGACGTTCAGCGCCAGAGCCTCCCCGATACGTAGACCTGTCGTGCCGAGCAGCCACACCAGAGCCGCCGAGTCGTCGCGGCCTTGGCCAATCTCGTCGGCCAGAGTCCGTAGCTCGTCCATGCTCAACGGGTGCACATCTCGGCGCACCTCGCGCGGTACTGACACTGACGCCAGATCGACCCGGCCAGCCAGCGCCCCCCGGGTGCACTGCAACACCTTGTGTTTGAGCGACGCTGACGCGGGGCCTTTGGCTGTGCGCAGCGACGCCAGCCACGCCTGCACGTCGGCGGCATCAACATCGTCAGGCGGAACGTCACCCCAGCGGTCACGCACATAGGAGGCCGCCAGCTCGGCTGCCGCGAAACCCTTGGGGCTCAGGCCGCGCTTCCCGTCCAGCCACACGCTCACCAGCTCACCGACGGTGCGCCCATCCTCGGGGCGTGGCGGCTTTGTTGTGAGCCGGATGGCGTGCAACCGGTCGGCCTCGGCCTTGGTGCGGCATGCCGTCGACGGCCAGCCCGGCACGACGACCCGGTAACGCTTCCCGCGACCATCACGCCGTGTCGGGTGACCGTGACGGTCACGCCACAAGTCCTGGACGGCCACCGGTCACTTTTCCCAGCGTAGACGGCCATCCTTGGCAATCTTGCACGTCAGCGTTGTTCCTTTTGTGGTCACGCCCTGTGCGCCTTCGTTTGTACAGAAGGCTCCCCCGTGAACCTTCCCCTCACTTGGCCGCTTCCTTGTCGATGAGCCGGGTTCTGCGTGATGCGTGGCTTTCTTGGTCGGCTTGGATGCCGTGTGGCGTTTTGTGGCCCCACTGGTCGCAGGATGGCGAGTCGCGGGGACTGTATGGCGAGGCTTGGCGGCATGGGTACCGCCGCTGTGGCCACGTACTGCCGGTATCACGGAACTGCTCGGTACTTTTTGTCCAGGGCAGCTATGCAGGATACCTGAGATGGCGTCGCGTTCGGGCTTGGTCACCCACAGGTGGTACTTCTTCTTCACTGCCACCTGGCGCGCCACATAGGAGCACCGGAACGGCTTGCCGGACGGCAGCCACGTAGCGGCATCACCATCACCCTTGGCCTCGTTTGTGGGGCCATCGACGGCTACCAGGTTCAGCGGATCGTTAGCGAACGCCTCCCGGCTGTCATCTGACAGCTGCTGAGCTCCGGTCTGCCACGCATTCGACAGGGCAACCACGTGGTCTACCTGAACAGCATTAGAGTGTGGACCACGCTTAAAAGCGATGGTTCGCCCGGTATAGGGGTCGGACAGGGTGCCGGATGCAACGGCACAGTCGCCCGTACCCGGCTTGTAGGTTTTGTTGGCCAAGTCGCGGCGCAGGATGTCGTTGCGGGTGTCGCAACCATTACGATCCACGTCGGCCCATGCTTGGCCGAATTGGTCTCGCGAGTACCAGGTCTTCGGGGCACGCCCCTTGACTGGCAGTACAGCAAGGGCAGCGGCGGCTGTACTCTGACCGACTTTCCCTGCCGCCTTGGCAGGCTTGGCGCTACTAGTAACAGCCGTGGATACGGCTGCCTGTGCGGCCTGACTCTGCGTCTCCACCTGCGCACTCTCGGACGCGGCACCACTCGGATCGGCGGCCTTGTCACCTTCGCCGCCACACGAAGCGAAAGCGACAATGACCACGACGATCAATGCAGCGACAGCTAGGCATCCGGACTTCTTCTTGTCCTTCCCGCTAGCGGTGGGGTTGGGGTTCTCATCGGGCATTTCTGCTCCCTTTCTTACGCCGCATCGATACGGCTCGTGATGTATGCGAGCTCCCACGTGTCGAGTGCCCTCAATCTTTGCCATGGATGATCCATGCCACGATCATGGCCCTAGGCTGTGACGCGTTACGTGCGCTCACAGTGAAACAAGCTTGCGGCAAGGATTCAGTTGTCGACGACCATGACAGTAAAAGCAAACACGTCGAGGGCTCTCCATGTTGCAGCGAGTGCGAGCCCCATGAGTGCCCAGCATGTGACCATCGCCGCGAGGGGGAAGGTCATGGCGATCGCCACTGCCACCAGTTGGGCGACGGAAGCGGCCAGCATGATGCTGACACACCACTTCCACGTGGTTCTCATATGCTTGCCAAGTTTTCTTCGTTGTTCCACCACGGCCTCGTTAGAGGACTGAAACAAGAACCCGAGCGAGAACGTCACGATCGCCGCCAAGACAGCGATGAGACTCGCTGTTGCGGTGGCAAGAGCACGAGCATCGTCACCACTAGCGGTCGGGATGAGCCAGGCGGCGACGCCGAGAACCATACCTACCAGGTCGCAACCGGCATGGTTGCGCACGAAACGGGCTACCACCCTTCCACGACGTCGCATCATGATGCCCTCCTAGCGCCTCTCGGCTTTCTTTATCCAGTCTTGCACCTCCTTCTGACGCTTCTCTGCTTCCCGCGCTACAGCCTCGCACATGGCTGCCGGGTCTAGCTGTTGAGGAAGTTCAACCTGCTGGGTGAGGCGATACTCGACCAGTCGGAGCACGTCTTGAGTGAACTCCGTGTCGGTCGGATACGCGTCTAGCTTCTTGAGTCCAGGGTCCCCCATAAAAACAGAAGTGAACTGCTTGAGTTTATCCTGCGCGCCCTGGTTGTTTTTCGGCCTTTTGACCTTGATGTCCATGGTGAGCTCGACTTCAGCGGACCCGAGGGCGTCGGAAAAAGACTCGAACGCTGAGCCGTAATCCTCGTTTTTAAGGCCTGAAAGCAGGTTAGTCGGGAATACGGTTGTTCGTACAGTCATGCGCTTGACCTTGCGAGCTTTCTTGAATTGGCTGATATCAGGATCGCTCATGATCGGTTCAGTCTTCCAAGCGCCTTCGCCGCCAGGGTCAAGCGTATTTGCCAACGCTTCGATGACCTTAACTCCGGGGGCCTCGGCGGATGCTCCAAGGACAGCGAAGGCGTTGAAGTCATAAAGAACTGCAATATTCACACGAGCGAGGTAACTGTCCTGGTTATCATCGGCGATGGGGGCGAATCGCTGGCCGTCCGTGCGTTGGTAGTCGTTTGGATCGACCCGCTTGCCCATAATGAGGGTTCCCTCGTCATGCAACTCAGCCTCATAAGATGACTCTTCCCCGAACTCGAAAAACGTTCCTTTCCTTTTCTGTTCGGAAAGCTTGGACCTCCACTGAACCTGGCGTGGTTTGCTGGAGGCGTCCATGCGAGAGGTATAGACGAGCCGAAAGAAGTGCAGCTTCTTGGTAGAACTGCTCATGCCTCGTGCCACTCCTTGCTGACTGCGTTCGGCTTGCTATTGTCACCAGCGCCAGTCGACATCATCGATTCCCCTTTTCATGCAGCCGCACAGACGTGCCGTCTCATGTGGTCACGCTCATCATCGGTCAAGTGAGCCAGTCTGGTCTGCAGCATGTCGTCCGTGACCCACAGATCAACCGCTGCATCCTGCGGTGTCGAGTCGGCGAGGACGTGTACCACGTCCTCGATGTCTGGCAGCAGCCACCGTGCCGTGGCGACCCTGACGCGCTCCTCACAGACGGGTGGCTGTGGCCCGAGGAGCCCTAGCTCGATGTGTGTGATCTCGTGCGCGAGGGTGGATCGTCGCTCCCGCTGAGTGAGCCCCTCGGCTATCCAGATGGTGCGCCCGTCCGTGGCTCCACGCCATCCGGCTGGCAGCCCACCCCACACGAGGTCGATGCATGGCCGCGAGCGCAGCCATGCCCACGGGTTAGGCGGGTTCATCGCCCCACTCTGCTTCCATGCGCTCGCGGTCGGTCGGAATGCCGGGGTTGTCGGCGGCGAGGGTGGCTTCCTCGCTCCCCGACGCCTCTAGCGGGCTCTTCTGAGCCTCAGACTGCCGGTCATCACTGTTACCTCCTTCATCATGGGCAGCGAGGATGGCGTCCATTACCGCCTCGACTGCCTGCTTCTCGCGATCCGTGAGGCTCTCGTAGCGCTTCCATCCACCCACGGGGGTGTATCCGGCCTCCGCCGACTTCACATCGTCGACGGACACACGGAGGATGGCAGCCAAGTCGACATAGGTGCGGTCCTCGCGGATTGCACGCTGCTTGCCGCTAGCGATACGCCTGAGCGTCTCGTACGTGATCGAGCCGTCCGGCAGATGAGCAGCCCGGTACGTCGCGATGAGGGATGACATCCCCAGATCGCGCTGCCGGTCAGCGATGAGCTGCTGGAGTGGCGTGGTCACGGAATCCATAATCGCCGCCTTGTGTCAGAGGTACACCACACAAGCATATCGGTTGTACAAGCATCTGATACCTATACAGCCGACGACACGCGACGCGACTAGGGAATACACGCTTTTCGCTTGCTTGTACAAGCGACAACCCGTACGGTTTTTGCACATGAGGTACTTGTATTCCAAGCCGAGAGCGTGCACGATGAGATCCACACACAGACGGAAGGGAGGCTCATGGATGAGGATCACCAACCCCGGTGCTGTCGGCCGCGCGAGACGACGTAGGTCACTGTCACAGACCGACCTGGCAGCCATCACGGGATGCACTCAGCAGTTCATCTCCATGATCGAAACCGGGACCACGCGAACCTGCTCCGAAGCGCTCGCGTTGACCATCTGCCGCAAGCTCGACATCGACGTGGAGGACGCCTTCGCCTACGGCGGGGACTCTTACGCGCCTGCCCATCCAAGCTCGCAGCGTGGAAAGCACGCGAGGGCAGCCGCATGACCACCACACCCACCCGTACGAGGTTCAACCCGCGTCTGCGTCAGTTGTTCTGCGCTCGACCCAGCGTCCAGGCGCGCTATGCACTCGCGGAAATCGGTATCGACGCCATTCGAGCTTCTGCCCGGTTGCGGGACGGTAGCGCACCAGGCTCCGACTGCGTCGTCGATCTGTACCTGAGACCCACGATATTTCGACCGTGGCCAGCTCGGGCCGCTCTGGTTGTGCGACCACCACGACGAACTCCACTCGACCGTTCCCGTCAAGGACGTTCAGACCGGGGTCCAGTTCCTGGCGATGGCGGCCCCAGTCCTCGACGTAGCAGTCGATGCACCGCACCTGAGGGTCGTACATCACGGCTGCACCGAGAGGGGCGAACGTGATCGCCCACCTCCCATCGGACAGTGGCGACCGAGCGACGGAGCTCCCGCTGGGTGGCCTGCGCCACCACGAGTCGATCAGTTGCCAGCACAGCCCGAGGAACGACAGGCACGTGACGGTCAGAACGACTCCATCCCACCAGTGCATGACCACATCATCCATCACCCACCCACACAGAAAGAAGCGCAGCATGATCAGTTGGTTCTTCGCCGCCGTCGCCATCGCCGGGGCTGTCGTCTCGGGGATTGGCGCATTCAAGACCTTTGCATCAGCAAGGCAATCCGACCGTGATCAGTCTCAAGGACGATCTGAGTCGAATCACCACCCCAGTGACCGATCGGGAGGAACCCCGCGAACTGGTGGGGGTCAATCGTGACCGGCAGCCCCTTGTGCCATTCCACGGAAGCCCAGTCCTGGCAATTGGCAACGCCGGTCACCGTCACCGGCTCATCAAGTGTGTTCTCCACCGCCCACGCCTTCCCTTCGACGTGGTGGAGGACTAACGCAGGGCGTCGCCCCTGCCGGGCGATCTCCCCCAGTGCCTCGCTGGCCTGTTTCTCGTGCTGGCCGGAGCGTCGAGCCCCCCATAGCGATAACGCCGCGAACACGATCGACACCACCGCAGCGATAGCCGACCACCACTGCGGGTCACTCATCCATCCCATGCCCCAATTCTCTCGTCAGCCCCGAGGCTAACCGTCCAGAAAGGACACATTTCATGTTACCCGAGCACGTTTCACGGGACCAGTACACCCACTCGCCCTTCGACCAGATCAAGCGCACCGATGAGCGCGGCGAGTACTGGTCAGCCCGCGACCTTATGCCACTCATGGGCTACACAAAGTGGCAAGCATTCGAAGTGCCTCTGAATCGAGCCATGAAGTCCGCCGAGGCACAGGGAGTCAACGTCGAAAATAACTTTACGGGATCCCGTAAAGTTTCTGGAGGCCGAGGACCCAGTCAGTTCGATTATCGCTTGACTAGGTTCGCCTGCTACCTCGTCGCCATGAACGGCGACCCCAACAAGCCCGAGGTTGCCGCGGCGCAGGCCTACTTTGCTGTGCGCACTCGGCAGGCCGAGACAAGCTCTGCCACTGTCGCCGAGCTGTCGCGCCGCGACCTGGCCCGCATGATCATCGACGCCGAGGACGCCCGCGAGGTCGCGGAGATGAGAGCGCGCGAACTCGAACCGGCAGCCCGAGCCTGGACGACTATGGCCGCCTGTCACGGCGACATGTCGGTTGACCATGCCGCCAAGGTCCTGTCACGCGACGCGGCCATCTCCACCGGGCGTAACCGGCTGTTCTCGTCGATGGCCGATGCCGGGTGGATATACCGCGCCGGGGACCGCAACCAGTGGCACGCCTACCAAACCCAGATCGAGAACGGCAGGCTCGCCCACAAGCTGTCAGGGCCATTCCTCAATCATCGCACTGGGGAGCTGGAGGTTCCGGCGCCGACGATCCGCATCACCACCAAAGGCCTGTCGGTCCTGCACCGCATCCTCGGCGGCACCGACGACCTGGACTATCTCCTCTCAAGCGACGAGGAGGCAGCGGCATGACTGACACCTTGCTCACTCCACGCCAGGCTGCGGCTCAGCTGCACATGAGCCCTCGCGCTGTCCGCGAGCTGTGCTCATCACGCCAGATCACCCACATCATGACGACTGGCCCCCAAGGCCAGGCCCGCTACCGCATCTCGCAGTCGGCAATCGCGGCGTTCCTGCGCGAGCACACGGTCACCAGGAGGCTGTCATGATCGCCCTCATTGTCGCCGCCGACGGGAGGGCTTTGGTTCTCGTCATGGCGATGGTCGCCGTCATCGTTGGCGCGAAGCTGCGCGACGATGCCGACAAGTCCGCCGACTGGTGCACTCACTGCGACGGGGCCACCGATAGCAAGCCCGGCTCCTGCCCGCACTGCCACGGCACCGGCATCGAACCGGAGGCACGATCATGAGTATCAACCCTGTGTTTTGTCTGGACTGCTGGCAGATCGACTACGGGGTGCCTCCCAAGAATGGCGTGGCGTCAGGCAGCCAGATGATGACGAACCATTGGGATCACTCGTTGCACGTGTTTGGCCCGCCGGATGATTATCCGCCACCAATGGCTGTCGTGCTGAAAAAGCTTGGTTCGGGGATTCCTGTCAATGTCATTGACATGTGGCTATTTGATCTCTCAATCGCCCTTGACGGCATTCAACCCAACAACGGCGTGACCCCTAGACCTCTCGACGACAACGACCCGAGCGGGCGAAAAATCGTGCTCGCCGAACTCGGCATTAAAGCAGAAGGAACAGCATGAGTGCGAATGAACCCCGCGCCATTGTCTGCCTAGATCAGGCATGGGTGAAGCTCATGTGGGTACTCGAATATCTCGCAGAGATTGGCCCTGACGACCTCGAAGAAATTGACCCCAACGAAGCCGAAGCGCACCAAGCCGCAATCGCATCGTTACGGCTCGGCCTTAAAACCTCGGAGGTGGCCCTATTTGACATATTCAAAACATTAGTAATCAAAGCCGACTCAGCAAAGGCGGTCGACGATTCAAGCGCGAAGAGAGAAACGGCATGAATGACACAACCAGCGTAGAAATGAAGCTCATGCGGGATGCATTATCACACCTCAACATTGCAGTAGATGCCTTGTCGGCCATTGAAGAGGGCGACGCGAACCTGTACTGGAATCGCGTCAGGGTGCCGGCTATTTTCGCCACGAAGGCTTCCCTTGAAATAGAAGAACTCCTCACCGCCCACGACACAGAGGCTGACCCGATAGAGGCCGGAGAGTATGAGGGGTGCGCGGAATGACGAGGGCCAGACAAGAATCCCTTCGGGCCGAGCGAGAGTTCCTGGCCTGGGTCAACCGGGCAGCCGACATCGAGGAGCACCCCTGCCCGGACTGCAACGGCTCGGGCGAGGCCAAGCACGTCGGGTTCTGCCGCACCTGTGGCGGTAGCGGAATCCTCATGGGGGCCCGACGATGAGACGCTCAGGAACAGCAGTAGCCCTCGGATCATGGCCAGACGGGTCGCCCGAATGGCTAGAGGCTCGCAAGAGCCGCATCGGAGGCTCAGACATTGCCGCCGTCATGGGGCTGTCGCCGTGGCAGTCACGGTGGCAGCTGTGGCACGACAAGCGCGGCCTCGAGGATGGGCAGTCGCCGTCGGCGCTGTTGGAGGCCGGGCACTATGTGGAGCCAGCAGCCGCGCAATGGTACGCCGACCATCACCTTCCTGGGGGGCTACATCTGCGCAACAGCGGCACGTGGGTGCACCAGGATCGGGATTGGCAGTTGGCCAACCCTGACCGGCTCATCGTCGACAACCCGCACTCGGAGCGGCATCCGGTAGGCGTCCTGGAAATCAAGTACACGCCCAACAACGCGAGCCAGTGGGGACGCGACGGCACCGATAGCCCGCCTGCGCATTATTGGGCACAGGCGCAGTGGTACATGGACGTTTTCGGCGTCGAATGGGCCGATTTCGCCGTGCTCTCTACGTGGGGGTTCCGCTGCTTCCACGTCGAGCGGGATGACGAATGGCTGGGCTACGCCAGAAGTGAGGCCCAATCATTCATCGCCATGCTCGAGCTAGGCATTGAGCCACCCGATACGGACACCACCCCAGCGGCACAGTATGCAGTCCAGCGCCTGAGGCACCCCAGCATCACCGACGAGCAGGTCACAATCACCGACCCCGGTGATCTGCGCGCCATCGGCCAGGCGGCACAGCTGCACGCCGCCGCCAGGGAGGCCACAGCCGAGGCCCGCGAGCTCGAAGACAACGCCAAGGCCATCCTCGCCGCAGCGATGGGCGACGCCCGCACCGCACTAGCCCCAGACGGCACCACGCTAGCCACCCGCCGAGCCCGCAAGGGCCGCGACGGGCAGCCCGGAAACCCCTACATCACCCTCAACTGAAAGGCACATCATGAGAACCGATATCGAGCATTACGAGCACGCCGCACAGCCGCAGGTAGCATCCCTGGGCGAGCAAATGGAGTATGCGAGAGCGCTATCGGCATCCACTATTCTTCCACCCGCATTCCAGCGCCAGCCCGCCAACGTCCTGATCGCTATGGAGGAGGCTCGCACTCTCGACGAGTCCCCGTGGACCATTATGCAAGAGATGGCGATTATCAGCGGCAAGCCATCTTTTAGCGCCAAATTCATGCGCACCAGAGTCCGCAAAGCCGGACATCTTTTGCGCGAATCATTTGAGAATGGCGTGGCGCGCTGTGTCATCATCAGAGCCGACGACCCGGATTTCGAGCATGTCGCCGAATGGGATCGTAAAAAGGCCGAGCAGCACGGATACTGGGGCAAAGGCCACTGGTCCAAGAATCCTGAGCTTATGCTGCGCAATCGGGCGTTGTCCGAGTGTGTGCGCGAAGCCTGCTATGAGGTCATGGGAGGTGTGGGATACACCCCCGACGAGGTGGCCGACTTCACCGAGCCCGTACGCCCAGCTGGTGTCGCCGTCTCCGAGCGCCGCCATGACGACCGACCCGACTGGAGCGGCATCCTCGCCGCGATGAAGGCCACCGGTGCCACCCAGCAGCAGGTCCTCGATATCGCCTCCTCGACACTCGGCAAGGAGGTGTCCACCCTAGGAGGACTCACCCAAGACGAGCTCGACACCACCGCCTCAGCCATTCTCGCCGCCTCCCAGGATGAGCCTAGCCAGCCCGTCGACGCCGAGGTTGTCGACGAGGCCACTGGCGAGGTGCAGCAGTGAACGGCGCCGGCAGATCGGTCAGCCTCGACCCCACCTGGGCAGAGAAAGCCCTGGCGCAGAGCCTCCAGTGGACGCCGCAGGGGTGCGCCACCGCCACACGGCGACAGATCTGGGTGCACAGCACCGACGGCGGCATGTACCTCCACGCCTCCCGCGTCGCCTACGCCGCCTCCCACGATTGGGTCACCCCCACCGGAAAGCTGGAGCGCACCTGCACGACACCGCAGTGCGTCAGCCCCCACCATCTGCGAATCGTCACCTCGGAGACCGCAGGAGATGACGTCGAGCCAGTCGACCTCGACCAGGTGGCCTACCTGCGATCCCATGGCTGGAGCTGGCGGCTCATCAGCGAGGCCACTGGCTGGAGCGCCGCCGACGTAGCAGCAATCCCTCACGTACGCCGTATCCACGAATCACTGAAAAAAGACGCTACTAGAACTTTGGAGAAGACCCCATGAACGGAGAAACACCCATCACGGTAATTGGCAACTTGACCGCCGATCCTGAATTGAGATTCACAAACAACGGCACCCCGGTAGCGAACTTCACCGTTGCGTCTACCCCGCGCAAGTTTGATAAGCAGCGCAACGAATGGGTAAACGGCGAAGCCTTATTCCTTGCATGCTCGGTGTGGAACCAGGTCGCCGAGAACGTCGCCGAGTCCCTCTCCAAGGGAATGCACGTCATCGTTCAGGGCAATCTCAAAGCCCGCTCCTGGCAGGACCGCGACGGCAACCGTCGCACTTCCTACGAGATCGACGTCAACGAGATTGGCCCGTCGCTGAGGTACGCCACAGCGAAGGTGACCCGCAGCCAGCCAGGCGGACGTCAGCCCGGCGGATGGCCCCAGCAGAGCGGAAACCAGCAAGACAACGGCAAGCCCCCACAGGCCGCCCAACAGCAGGCCGACCCGTGGACCCAGCAGACTGACGCGGCCCCATTCTGACATGCACGACAAAACCGCAACCTATCTCGAAGACACCAGCACCGGCATCACCCAGGCGCAGGCCGGGGCGTGCGAGCAGCTGCTGCGTGACCACGACGCCGCAGATCTGATCGACATGCTCATCGACCCCCACCAGATCAGGCCGGACAACCCGCCCACGCCACCAGACCTGGCACCTCGCCACATCCGCACTATCGCCGGCTCCGTCGCGGGGAGAAGAGCAGCATGAAGCAATTCACCGTGCAGGTACCCAGCTCCGCGTGGATGACCTCGAATGGGCGCTACCACTGGGCCGATCGAGCCCGCAGGACGCGAGTCTTGCGGGCCATGGCGGCCACCCAATGCCGCCGCCACAACATCCACGCCCACGGACCCGTCCACGTCACCGCCACTATCGGCTACCGGGGTGGGCGCGCCGACCCCGCCAACGCATACCCCACCATCAAGGCGCTGCTAGACGGCATGACCGATGCCAGCGTGTGGCCCGACGACGATTCGGAGCACGTCATCGGCCCCGACATGCGCCGCGCCACCGAAGCCCCACCACGGGGCCACCACACCGTCACTATCACCCTGGAGGAGCTGTCATGAGGATCAAGCGCCCGGGGACCTATGTCCCATTAGCTACTCATTTTTACGACGACCCCAAGATCGTCGAGGCCGGTGAGGATGCCGAGCTGCTGTTCGTCAGGATGCTTGCCTTCGCGTCCGGGCAGCCGGAGACCGAGGGAGTCGTCCCCGATGCGGTCGTCCGACGGCTTACGCCTACCGGAAGTGGTACTGGAAACGGTACTGGAAACGGTACTGGAAGTGGTACAGGAAAAATTCCGGAACGTCTCGCAAATGTGGGGCTCATCGAGCGCGTCGACAGCGGATGGCTCATCTCTGCATGGCTGAGATGGAACCGATCTGTGGCGGATATCGAGCGGGACAGAGCCAACGATCGTCGGCGCAAAAAGCCTGCGACTAGGGGCGGGACCGCAAACCGCCCCGGAAAGGTCCCCGGTTCCGGGGCAGTTTCCTGTACCGATTCCAGTACCGTTTCCAGTACCGTTTCCGGGTCGGTTTCCTGTGCCCCAGATGAACAGATGAACAGATATATAACCCCCTCACTTCGTTCGGGGGTGCAGGGGGGTGACAACTCCGACGAGCCTCATCTGCCCGATGTCGTCGCTGCCGCTCCGACCGCCCCCGCGACAGCGGAACCGAAGCGCGACACGGCTCGCGGGTCACGGCTGCCCGACGGCTGGTTCCCCGCACGCACCCCAGGAAACGAGAGAGCCGAATCCGGCCACAGCCAGCAATGGCTCGAGCGTGAACTGACGAAGTTCCGCAACTACTGGATCGCCCTGCCAGGGGCCAGAGGCCGCAAGACCGACTGGAACCGCACCTGGCAGAACTGGCTTGCCCGCGCCGAAGAGATGAACCAGGACAACCCAGACCACCTGTCTCGCCGCCAGCAAGAAATCGACGCCCAGTACGCCCGAGCCAAACAGCGCGCCGCCACAGGCATCAACCCGCTGCTGGAGCTCATCAAGGAGGCATCATGACCCTCGACGAAACCGCAGACCTGCTGCGCACCATCAGGGCTATCTGCCCGGCGCAGGCACAAGACGAGTTCACCCCAGAAGCCTGGAACCTCGTCCTCGACGACATCGCCATGCCCGACGCTATGGCTGCCGTGCGCCGTATCGCCAGGTCGACCGACACCAAACCGCTGTGGATCGACCCCCGCCAGATCCTCAACGAGGTCCGTCGCGTACGCACCGCACGCCTCGACGCCACCCCCACCTCCGGGGCCCCCACCGACCCAGCCGCCTACTGCCAGTGGCTCAAAGCCACCCGCCAGCACATCGCCAGCGGCAATGCCACTCAGTCCCCAGCCCTAGACCATGCCTCAGACGCACAGAAGGGCCCCTCAGACGCGACCGCAGCCCGAGTCCGGGCACATAGACGAGAGCAGCTCAAAAAGGCTCTTAAAACGGCAGCCAGATGATCGAGTCTCTGACAGCCCAGAAACCATCGACCCAACCCAATCCTGCAAAACCGTCACAGATCGATACGCAGAACCACAAAACAGCACAGGAGACCCAACCATGCAATGGGCATGCCACCACTGCCACGCCATCATCGGCAGACTCGAGGCCGAGCACTACACCGACAGACACCAATCAGTGCCCCACAAGCTGAGACGCTCGCTGATAGCTCACCCCCATCAGCGAGCCAACATCACGCATGGTCAACCCAGCATCACGCAGAACCGCCGCCGCTTGACGCGATTCCCGGGCTGCCACAGCACGGGCAGCATCCGCCTGAGCCGCCGCTCTCCTCGACGCCTCCATATGCTCGGCATAACCCTCGGGTGCCACCGGCTCAACGCGCACCTCCACCTCGTCAGCAGGAAGATCCGCCAGCCAGGAGATTGCCTCAACCATCTCGTCGGCAGCCTGGTCCAGTCTGCGCACCTGCGAGACGGCCCCCACCTCAGGGCATTCCAGCACCCACCAGTTCCCCCGGCCACGCTCGGCCGTCACCGTGAACGTGCGACTCATCGCCACCACCCCTTCCCGCCGAGCACATCGGCAAACTCGTCGAAAAACTTCCCGGCCGTCTTCTCGTCGATCTCACTATGACGACCAAGAGTGTGGCGAGAGGTGCCGATAGTGACGCCAGTGTGACGCGTGAGTTCTGTCATCGTGAATGACAGACCCCGAGCCTTGGCCGCCTTCTCAAGTTTTTTGAGCACTTCCCGCCGCTTCACAAGAGCAAGTCTAGAGCCACTAGAACATAAAGTCAACCCCACACTAGACAAACTGAAGAGAACACGATGACCACACCCAAACATCCAGCCAAGGTCAGCGATCCCACGGACCAGCAGGAAAACAATCCAGCTCGTGAAACCCGGCGCCGTGGCGCAAAAACCCGCAGCGGAAAACGCTGCCGACTCCACGGAGAAATGATCCCAGCAGCCCGCAGAAATGCCGCAGCAAACGTGCTCGAGGCCCGCATCAATGGGGAACTGCACCGTATCAACATCCAGCCCGCCACCAACCCGGCCCGCGAACTCGCCCGCATCGTCGGAGAGCAAATCGCCATCCTCGACGCCCTCCAGGAGGACCAGTGACCCACCCCAGCCTCGCATGGATCCCCGCCACCAACCCTGTCGGTCGTCTCACCCAGATGCCCCACCTCGTTGCTGAGCTCGAAGCCCTCGGCTCCACCCGCAACCCCGATGGCGAGACAGCACCCACCAGGTCAGTGCCAGGGGCCAGGCCACCGCTGGACGTGGCCCGCCTCGACATCCTGCCCACCCCCGGATGGGAGCCGGCAGCCCTGACCACCCTTGCTAGCGAGGCATCACGGGTCATCTGGGAAGACCTCGACACCGACACCCGCGCATCCCACCCTCAACCAACCCAGCTCAGCTGGTCCACCGAATGCCTGTGGCTGGCCGGAGTGTGGGCCGACTCGCGGGCGTTCCTCGACGCAGCCGACATGGCCATGGTCGACGACACCATCAACAGCATCTATGTCTGCCTCGCTCGCGCCGTCGGACTCACCCCGCCCCGCGCCATCGCCTGCCCGGCGTGCGGCTCCCCCTGCGAGATCGACGGCCCAGTACTGGCATGCACCGCCACCCGAGCCCAGCCCGAGGGCCAGCGCCACGAGTACCCAGGCCCCGCCGCCCTCGAGAAGCGTTGGCGGTTCGCGGCACCCATGACAGCCGCCGAACTAGCCGAGCAGCTGCCCATCTCGCGCAACAGGATTGCCCAGTGGAAACGTCGCAGCCACATCAAGCCCGCGCCCGGCACCAACCCGCCACGGTTCCGGCCCTGGGATGTGATCGCGCGGCTGTGGCCAGCGATAGCCGAGGCCATCGAAGACAGAGATGCCGCATGACCACAAGGCTCATATCGCGATGCTATGATGACAGCCGAGGGCACACCTGTACCCGATCACCCATCGTTGGGGGCTGACATGCGCACCAATAGAACCGCATCAGCGGCCCACATCCGGTGGCGTGACAGGGTTCTCGCCCGCGCCCAGCAGGCAGGACAAACCACCTGCCCGCTGTGTGGAGTCGAGCTGGCCTGGGGAGAGTATGGGCTACCCAACTCGGTCGAAGCTGACCACATCATCCCCGTGCGTTGGGGTGGCCGCAATGAGCTGAGCAATGGCCAGGCCGTCTGTCGCACTTGCAACCGCTCCAAGGGTGACCGCGAGGGCCCGCTTATGCCGGTGTCGCGGCAGACTCGAGCCAATCTCGTCGAGTGGTGACCCGCATCTCACCAACCGAATAAACTCGGTTCCCGAGACTCGGTTCCGCCACCGAATATCTCACCAGCCGAATAAATCCAGGGGGAAGACCCCCGCCGAGAGGCCAAAAGAGGTCCCCGGGCTTAGTGAAATCCCCCCCTGTGTGAAATACCTCACATTTTCAGCCGGGAGGATGACTGAGGCCCGACTGACACCTCACTGTGAGTACGGCACTGGCCCATTGCTCCCAGGATAGCCACATGAGGAGGTCGTCATGGCACAGCCGCCCCTGCCCGATGACGCAGACCTGGACTGGACGTGGGGCCAGAAAACCTATGAGTGGTGGGCTGCGTGGGGCCGTGACCCTCGCACAGCTAGGTGCACCGAAGCGGACTGGAACTTCCTCCTCGAGGCGGCAATCCTGCACGCCAGAGTGTGGAGCGACGGTGACTATGCCCAGATACCTAATCTGCGCGCCCATGAGCTGTCGTTCATGCGCAGGCTCGACAAGTACTCGACGGCGCAAGGGGCCACCCCGGCTGTCACGCCGAGCGATTCTGCGGCTGTGGCGATGATGGACAAGTATCGGAAACGGAAGAAGGGCGCGTAGTCGTGGCTGATCTGGTCGGAAACCAGCTGCCGCGATACCGCATAGCCCCCGCCTACCGGGTGACCGCCGGTTCCGATGCTGGCACGCTGGGCGAGGCGTACGGACTCAAGCCCGACCTGTGGCAGCAGTATGTCCTCGATGACTGGCTAGCCACCAACACCAAAGGGGCTCTCCTGTCTGGCGTGTGCGGCCTGGCTGTCCCCCGCCAGAACGGCAAGAACGCCATCCTGGAGATCATCGAACTGTTCAAGGCGACGATTCAGGGCCGCCGGATTCTGCACACGGCCCAGGAGCTGAAGACCGCCCGCAAGGCGTTCATGCGGCTGCGCTCATTCTTTGAGAATGAGAGTCAATTTCCGGACCTGGCACGAATGATGAAGACGGTCCGGTCCACCAACGGCCAAGAGGCCATTATTCTGCATCATCCCGAGTGCCCCACGTTCGCGCGCGGGTGTGGCTGCCAGGGGTGGGGGTCGGTGGAGTTTGTGGCTCGCTCTCGTGGCTCTGGCCGTGGCTTCACCGTCGACGACTTGGTGTGTGACGAGGCCCAGGAGCTGACCGACGAGCAGCTCGAGGCTCTCCTGCCGACCATCTCAGCGGCCCCGTCGGGTGACCCGCAACAGATTTTCACCGGAACCCCGCCCGGCCCCCTGGCTGACGGGTCGGTGTTCATGCGGCTACGAAGCCAGGCCCTGCAACATCCGAAGCGGATTGCCTGGACTGAGTTCTCGATTGCCGACGACATGACCCCAGATGTGGCTATGAGGCAGTGGCGCAAGCTGGTGGCCCAGACGAACCCGGCTCTGGGTATCCGGCTCAACATGTCCACCGTCACCGACGAGCACGAATCCATGTCTGACGAGGGGTTCTGTCGTGAGCGCCTGGGCTGGTGGGACCGCTCGGCGAAAACCCGTGCGGCTATCCCGGCTGACAAGTGGGCGGCTGGTGCCGTCGATGTGGCCACCCTGGTTGGCCCCAAATCGTTTGGGGTGTCGTTTTCGCGTAACGGCTCCCTGGTGGCCCTGGCTGGTGCCGGTAAGACCGCCGAGGCGATTCATGTCGAGATTGTGGACGCGCTGTCTGGCGGCATCGGTGACGGTTTGGGCGATCTGGCGGACTGGTTGGCGTTGCGCTGGCCTGACACGGCCCAGATTGTCGCGGCAGGATCGGGGGCGCTGCTGCTGCAACAGCAGCTACGTGACCGGGGCGTTCCCGCGCGCGGGGTCATCGTCGCCAACACCGGCCAGTACGTTGAAGCCTGCACCCAGTTTCTGGAGGGTGTGCGCGCCGAGGGTGTCACTCATCCGCGCACCGATGCACGCCGCGACATGCTCGAACTGTCAGTTCGCGGGGCTGTGCAACGTCAACGCGGATGGGGCTGGGGCTGGGGCTCGAGCGCCAAAGACGGCGGCGAGGTGCCCTTGGAGGCCGCATCTCTGGCCTACTGGGCTGCGCGAACAACCCGCAGACGACCGAAGACAAAGAAGAGCCACAGAAAGAGGGTGTCCGTGGTATGAACGCCGAAGAAATGGCGCTCGCCGAGCGTATGCATGCCCGGCTTTCTGGGCTCAGGCCGTGGCAGTGCCGCATCGAGGGCTACTACGAAGGCTCTGCGCGGGTGCGTCATCTCGGGGTGGCGATACCGCCCGAGCTGCAACGGGTCCAGACGGTCGTGTCGTGGCCGTCTATCGCCGTGGACGCCCTGGATGAGCGGCTGGACTGGCTCGGCTGGGCTGGCGGTGACGACTATGGGCTAGCGGAGGTGTTCGCGTCGTCTCGCCTGGCGGTGTCGTCGGGGGCTGCCCACCTGGACGCCCTGATTTTCGGCGTGTCGTTTGTGGCTATCAACGCCGATGGCGCAGGCCATGTCTCCATTTCCCCGCAGTCGCCCAAGAATGCGACCGGCGTCATGTCCAACGATGGCTCCCGTCTCGTTGCTGGCCTGGTGGAGCAGCCCACGAGTGACCCCGATGTCATCGAGGCCGAGGTGCTCACCGATGAGTGGATCATCTCCGCCACTCGTCACGGCACCAGCTGGGATGAGGTGGATAGGCAGCCGAACACGCTAGGCGTGGTGCCTCTGGTGCCGCTGGTGAACCGTCGCCGGACCTCCCGACAGGCGGGTCGAAGCGAGATCACCCGCTCCATTCGCGGCTACACCGATGAGGCTGTGCGCACCCTGCTGGGCCAGTCGATCAACCGCGACTTCTACGCCTACCCGCAGAGGTGGGTGACCGGCGTGTCCGCTGACGAGTTCGCCCAACCCGGCTGGGTGCTGTCCATGGCGAGCGTGTGGGCCGTCGACAAAGACGAGGACGGCGACACGCCGAACGTTGGCTCGTTCCCCGTCAACCCGCCCACCCCGTACTCGGACCAAGTGAGGCTGTTGGCGCAGCTCATGTCCGGGGAATCTGCCGTCCCTGAACGGTACTTCGGGTTCCTGACATCCAATCCGCCCTCGGGTGAAGCGTTGGCGGCTGAGGAGTCGAGGCTTGTTAAGCGTGCCGAGCGCCGCCAAACCGGTTTCGGGTTGGGATGGTCGACGGTCGGCTACCTGGCCGCCAAGGCGCTCGATCCTGGCATCGACGAGGCCCAGTTCCACCAGACGGTGCGCTCACGGTGGCGTGACGCGTCCACCCCGACCCGTGCCGCCACCGCCGACGCGGTGACCAAGCTGGTCGGTGCTGGCATCCTGCCCGCCGACTCGCGGGTGACATTGGAGATGCTGGGCATGGATGACGCCCAGATCGACGCGATTGTGGATCACCGGGCCGCCTCGGCTGACCCGTTGGCATCGCTGGCTACCGCTATCTCGCGTCAGACGGCTCAGCCGTGACCGCTCTCGGCGTTGAAGCACGGCTGGCGGCTGGCGAGTATCAGCGTGACCAAATCCGGCTAGCCGGACAATACGCGGCCCATGCGGCGGAGCTAAGTCGGCTGTGGCGCGCCGGGAAAATGACCGACGACCAGTACATGAGGCTGTATATAGCCCTGGAACGCGCCGGACATGACACCTCAGCCAAGGCGGCGGCCCGGTTTCTGGGCGAGTTCCGGGAACTCAACGGCGTCGACGCTGGTGCGGTGGTGGCGAGCGAGTTCGATGAGGCTGCCGCGCTGGCGCGCACGATCGCGCTGGTCCGGTCAGTGGAGGCCGACCCCGATGCCGCCGAGACTGTCATCGGTCGGTATGCGGTCGGTCTCAACCGTGCAGTGCTCAACGCTGGCCGGGACACGGTAGCCGCGTCGGCTGCTGCTGCCCACCGCACCTGGCGCAGAGTCACCGACGCCAACCCGTGCGCGTTCTGTGCGATGCTGGCCACCCGAGACGACTACAGCAGCAAGGATGCCGCGCTGCACGTTGGCGGTGGGTCGTCGCGCCGCAAACGCCACAAGCGCCCGCTAGGGTCCCAGTACCACGACCATTGCGGCTGTACCGCCGTCGAGGTGCTCGGCGAGTGGGAACCCACCGATGACGACCTCGCCCACCAAGACCTGTACGACAAGGCGCAGGAAGCGTTAGCCGATGAAGGCTCCTCGCCCACCGCTGGCAACGTGCTGAAGAAAATGCGCAGCCTCGGCGAGGGCGTCGTCCACGACTCCCACGTATCCGACAGCAAACGGAAGAAACCAGGCCCGAAGCCGAAGGAAACCTCCCGTGCCAGCTCTAGGACCAGCGAGACCAAACCCAAGACCGCAACGGGTGGGTCGGGCGGAGGTGGCCGCAAACCGCCAACCGCCCGAGCAGCCGGTGACGACTATGGGGACTTCGAGGATTGGAAGCGTCACAGTCTTGACGGTGCTAGCGCCGACGAGTTGGAAGCCCTGCGGCGCTGGACGACCAGTGAGCATAAGATCATCCAAGAACAGCTACGCGCAGGCAAACTGGATGATCAGATCGCGAAAGTAGTACAGCGGATTGATGTCGCACTGGCACGCAATCCGCTTCCTGTGGATGTCAAGCTTCACCGGCGTGACACGCTCGCAGCATTCCAGGCGACAACCTTTGATGAAGTGATCTCACAGGTAGGTCGCATCGTTGACCTGCCCGCCTATGTCGCTTTGTCGACGCGCCCTGGCGGCGTCAAGACTAGCCCTGATGCTGTCGTGAGAGTTCATATCACCGTCCCGCGCGGTACACCTGCGGCATACATCGAGCAAGTATCAGAGAAGCCAAAGCAACGTGAGACGCTCGTCATACACGGAAAGCTCATGGCGATTACGGACGCCAAGATGGTCGATGGCGTTCTTCATGTCTGGTGCGACATGGCCTAACATGGTTATATGAGTACAGCGCTTGAAAGCCCCCTGATCATGGTGCCTGTCACCGATCCTAAGCGGGTAGACGCAGCTCGAAAACGCTTTGGTCTTAGTGAGCGAGAGATCGCAAAGCGCAAAGCCGAAGGGCTCCGCACTCTCAAGGAGGCTCGCGCAAAGAAGCTCGTTCGGAGCTGAGCCGACAGTAAACCCCACCCAAACCCCGTAGGTGATCCTGCGGGGTTTTCTCATGCCCGCGCGCAGGCATCCCGGTAAGCATCCCGGAGAACCATCACGCGACAAAAGGCCTTGCCACAGGCCCGGCGAGAGAGGAAGACACCCTCTCTCGTGCCATCACGGTTTTGGGTCGCACGCCACCCATATTGGCGCGCCATCCCCGCATGGGGGTGAACACATCCGCAAAGGAGAACACTCATGGCCGATCAGACCGAAACTCAGCCCACCGAAACCACCGAACCCGCCAAGGGTGAGGTCGAGAACAAGGCCGCTGAGCACACCGAGGGCACGGACTGGAAGTCCGAGGCCCGCAAATGGGAAAGCCGGGCCAAGGGCAACCTGTCCGAGCTGGAGAAGGTCACGACAGCCCACCAGGAGGCGCAAGCCCGCCTAGAAGAGCTGGAGAAGACCAACGGCGAACTACAGGGCCGTCTCGACGCGCTGTCACGCGACAGCATGCGACGCGACATCGCCGCCGAGCACGACCTACCCGCCTCCGCTGTCGCATTCCTGGCCGGGGACACCCGCGAGGAGATCGAGGCGGCAGCGAAGGGCATCCGCGAACTGATCGACAGCAACACCAAACCCATGCGCAGGCTGGCCGGAAGCCCGCCTGCCGAAGACACGAAACACCGCGAGGAGCGCGAGTTCGTCGACGCCCTCGTGGACAGAGCAAAGGGGTAAACCATGGCCGAAGCACTCGGCGTCAAAAACTCAAAGTTGGAACTGCCTGGCACGATGCTGGGCATCGTCAGGGACAGGGCGCTTGATGGCGGCGGCATTCTGGGGCAGCTGACCCCTGAGCAGCCGACCATTTTCGGCCCCGTGAAGGGGGCCACGTTCTCCGGGATTCCGCGCGCCAAGATCGTGGGCGAGTCCGAGGCCAAGCCTGCCGCCGAACTCCCCAAGATCACATCCTGGAGCGCACAGCCGATCAAGATTGTGTCGCAGCAGCGCATCAGCGATGAGTTCATGTGGGCCGACACGGACTACCGTCTGGGCGTCATGAGCGACCTCATCGCCCCCGCACTGGGTGCGTCCATCGGTCGAGCCGTAGACCTCATCGCGTTCCACGGCATCGACCCGGCAACGGGTGCGCCTGCTGTGAGCATCCCGAACGCCATCGACAAGACCACGAAGGTCGTTAATGCGACGACCTCGCCCACCGATGATCTGACGAAGGCTGTTGGCGCACTGGCCTCGACCGGTGTTGTCGTGCCTAACGGTCTGGCCATCAATCCGGCATTCGGGTACCAGCTGGCCACCGAGGTGTGGCCGAAGGGCACGGCCCTGGCGGGTCAGCCGATCTACCCGCAGGCCGGGTTCGCCGGTATGCAGAACTGGCGCGGCCTGACGGTCGGCCAGTCGTCCACGGTCTCCGGTGCCCCCGAGATGAACCCCGATTCCGGCATTCAGGCGATCATCGGCGACTGGTCACGTGTCCATTGGGGATTCCAGCGGAACTTCCCGATGGAGATCATCGAGTACGGCGACCCCGACAACACCGGCTCCGACCTCAAGGGCCACAACGAGGTGCTGGTGCGCGTGGAGGCTGTCCTGTACGTCGTCATTGAAGATGTCGAGTCGTTCGCGGTGGTCAAGGCCGCCACTGAAGCATCCTCTGGCCCCGGCAGCAGCCCTAAGCCCGGTTCCAGTGGCTCCGACTCTGCACGCTGACCGTCCATAGCGAGTTACAGGGGGTGACCTGTGGGAACGATCCTCACCAACGACGATCTAGCCCCGTTCGCGTCCATTGATGACGCCCGAGCAGAGGCGATGATCGCCGACGTGGAGGCCGTGGCGATCCAGGTCGCCCCCTGCATCGCCAAGCCCGATTTTGTACACCTGGGTGCAGCCAAGGCGATCCTGCGCCGCGCGGTGCTGCGCTGGAATGAAACCGGCGTATCCGGGTCGGTGTCGTCGCAGTCGGCGGGCCCGTTCTCGGAGACGGTGACAACCCGCACGAGTCAAGAACTGCTGTGGCCCTCCGAGGTGGCGGCGTTGCAGCGGTTGTGTCGGGACGCCGGGTCTGGTCGGGCGTTCACGATCAACCCCACCGCCGGATACGGTCCGGGCGTCCACTCCGATGTGTGTTCGACGGTGTGGGGTGACGGGTGTTCGTGCGGCTCGGATATCAACGCCTACCGTGGCCCGCTGTGGGAGGTGTAGCCCGTGACTGACACCGTTGATTGCGGGTTTCCCGGCGGGGAGCAGGTGACGGCCTGCCGTGCGTCACGCCACACCGACAGCCTGGGCGATATTCAGCGCGAATATATCGACGCCGACGACGGGGCTGCTCTTGCCAACTGTGCGGTGGCCCCGGTGGATTCAAGCTCCGATCAGTTCGTGTCGGGTGCCGACGTGACCGACCTGTACGACCTGTATTCGCGGGTTGATCCGGGCCAGGTGGCGGATGCCTACCGTATCCGTGACCTGCTGTGTCGCCCTGCCGGACAGTGGCGACGCTGGACCAACCCGTTCACCGGCGCAACTCTCGGATGGGTGCTGCGCGTAAAAACGGTCCGCTACCGGGCCGGGAAGCAACAGGGGTGACGTGATGTCTGGCGATGTGACCGTGAAACTGGACATGCCCGGCATCCGGGAGGTGTTGAAGTCGGAGGGTGTGCAGGCCATGCTCGCTCAACGCGGTGATCGTGTCGAGGCTGCGGTGCGCGGCTCGGTGTCTGGCAATGCGCGGGATCGGCAGGGCTACACCGCCGGTTTGTCGTCTCAGGTGCGCATCCACCGGGTGGAGGCGGTCGCCCGTATCGGCACCACCTACCCCGGCGCGCAACGCATGGAGGCCCGAACGGGCGTGCTGGCCCGCTCGATAGGGGCCGCCTCGTGATCGAATACAAAGACCCGCGCGTGTGGGCTGTTGCCGCGTTACGCGACGACCCGATCACTGGCGCATGGCAGGTGTCGGGGTCACGTGGCGACCCGGACAACACCGGCTATCCGCGGATCTGGGTGTCCATGGATGGCGGCCCCGAACTGCACTTGCGGGAACGGCTGTTCCTGCGCGTCAACGTGTACCACGAACGATCTGACACCGCCCTAGCGATGTCGCGGCAGGTGGAGGCCGTGCTGGGAGACAGCGTAGACGGCAACCCGGTGGTGCGGCTGTCTCGATCCACCGGCCCGAACCTCATACCCGATGAGACCGTGTACGACTGCTACACCCTGTTCGACATCACATGTCGCGCCTACGAGGTAGGCGAACGAAAAGAAATCAAGTAAAACCCGCTGAAAGGTTGTTGTTATGGCTGACCGTAACGCCTCGAATGTTCGTATAGCTGTCGCCGGTGACGTGTACGTGGGTGACCCTCACGCCGGTGACTCCATCACCTCTATTTCGACTGTGCCGTCCGGTATGACCGCGCTGGGCTACCTGTCCGAGGACGGCGTGGAGATCAAGCCGGACCGTAAGAGCGACGCCATCACCGCATGGCAGAACTCCGATATTGTGCGCACGACCTCGAGCGAGTCGTCTCTTGAGGTGTCGTTCACGATGATTGAGTCCACCAAGCAGGCCATCGAGCTGTACTGGCAGACCACGGTCACCGGTGGCAAGGAGGCTGGCAGCTTTGACGTGTCGCCGGGAAAGTCGTCTGGTGTGCGGTCCCTGCTCGTTGATTTCGTCGACGGCAAGGAGGTTGTGCGCTACTACTTCCCCGAGGTCGAACTGACCGAACGTGAGGAGATCAAGGGCCAAAACGGTGAGCTTCTGGGCTACGGTGTCACCCTGTCCGCGCATCCGGCCAAGATCGGCGACACGGGCGACTACTTGTCGGCTCGTGGCTGGATGACCGCGCTCAAGGACAACGCCAGCCCGGCCCCTGGCCCGGTCTCCCCTAAGCCCGGTTCCAGTGGCTCCGGCGATAGCGAGGCCTGACGATGGCTGACGGCTACACCCTGACTATCGGCGGGCAGTCGTGGACGCTCGCCCCCGCAGAACAGGTTGTCGAGAAGGCCCCGGCGAAGATTTTCCGGCGTGCCGCCCGGATCGCCGAGTCTGGCGACGACATGGATTTAGGCCAGATCGAGGTCATGTTCTCGCTGCTGGCTGTGGCCGCCCCGACCGAGGCTATCGACGCCTTGGAGGAGCTGCCGATGGTGGAGGTCGCCGAGCGGTTCCGCCAGTGGATGGAGTACAAGCCCGACGACGGCGACGGCGAGCCGTCTGAGTCGTTGGGGAAATGATCTGGCTCCGCGGTGTGATGCACACACACCGTGGGGCGCTCGAATACGACTGGCGGACCCGGTTTGGGCTGCCGCTGACAGCGGTAGGCACTGACGCGATGTCGTGGAGTGAAGCGGTGCGGCTGGCTGTGACCCTGACCAGTGACGGGTCCAGTCAGCTGGCCGCCGCGCTCGGGCAGTGGCGACGACCGTTCACGTTCACCGAATGGGCGGTGCTCGACTTCCTGGACACCTACCGGGCTGCGAACAGCGAGGGGAAAGCCGACCCGGTGCCCCGGCCCACCGAGAAGCCGAGAACGCCGGGCATGTCGAAGCAAGAGGTTGACGCTATTTTGTCGCGGGTGCGTGCCGCCGGGTCCGCGTCGACACCGATCACCGTAGGAGGTGCACGCGATGGCGGGTGAGATTGCGTCCGCGTATGTGTCGCTGTACACGAAAATGCCCGGCCTTAAGTCGGACGTGTCCAAGCAGCTGGCTGGCGTCATGCCCGCACAGGGCAAACAGTCCGGAAACCTGTTCGCCAAGGGTATGAAGCTGGCCCTGGGTGGCTCGGTGATGATGGGCGCGATCAACGTCGCCAAGAAGGGTCTCAAGTCGATCTACGACGTGTCGGTGGGTGGCGGCATCAACCGCGCCATGCAGATCGACCAGGCACGCGCGAAACTGCAAGGCTTGGGCCACTCGGGTAAAGAAATCTCCTCGATTATGGGGTCTGCGCTGACGTCGGTAAAGGGCACGGCTTTTGGTTTGGGGGATGCCGCGACGGTGGCGGCTACCCTGTCGGCGTCGGGCGTCTCGATGGGTAACGACCTCACCGGCGCGTTGAAGTTGGTTGCCGACACGGCCACCATTTCGGGCCGTTCCATGACCGACATTGGCGCGATCTTCTCATCGGTTGCCGCACGCGGCAAGCTTCAGGGTGACGACATGCTTCAGCTGCTGTCGTCGGGTATCCCGGTGCTGCAGTTCCTGGCCAAGCAGACCGGGAAGACCACGGCCGAAGTCTCGGATATGGTGTCGTCGGGTCAGGTGGACTTCAAAACGTTCTCCGCTGCCATGCAAAAGGGCCTCGGCGGGGCCGCCATGAGTTCGGGCACCACTTTTGCGGGCGCTATGGCCAACGTGAAAGCCGCGCTAAGTCGTGTGTCGGCTAACGCCCTGACGGTGCCCATGGATGCGCTGCGCCGTATTTTCGTGGCGCTCATCCCGGTCATCGACAAGTTCGGTGACGCTTTCAAGCCGATGTTTGACGCCGTGGGGGCTCGGATCAACGCGGCTATGCCGGGCATCGTCGCGGCCATCGGTCGGCTTCCTGCCGCGTTGACGAGAGCGCAGGCCGCTATCCGCGCGAAGGTCACCTCCATCAAGCAGCTATTCAGCCGGTGGGACATCCCACTGCCCAAGATCGACGTGCAAGCCATGTTTTCTGGCGCAGCTGGGGCTATCGGGGTCGTGGCGTCGGCGTTTTCGCTGCTCAAGGGGCATCTCGGCCCCATCAGTGGCCTTGTGGCAAAGCTCACGCCGTCACTGGTGCGCCTGTCGGGGTCGCTGGGCGGCGTTGGCGGGGTTGTGCGCGGCCTGACGTCCCCGTTGGGGATCGTGCTGTCGCTGCTGGGTGCCGCCTATGCGTCGAACGCCCAGTTTAGAGACGCCATCAACGGGCTGCTGCCGGTCATCGTGACACTGGTCGCTCAGGTTGCGAAGGCGTTGGCTCCGGCAATCTCCAGCATCATCCCGGTGGTGTCGCAGATCGCGGCTACGGTGATTCCGGTCATCGCGCAGGTCGGAGCTGCTCTCGCCCACGTTGTGGCAGCTATCATCTCCGGGTTGGCTCCGGTCATCACGGCGCTCGTCGGCTTCATCGCGTCGCATATGGGTGTCGTGGCGTCCATTGCTGCCGGTATTGCTGGTGTGATCGGCGCGATCAAGGCCGTTATCGGCATTATCGGCGTGGTGACGGCTATCGTAGGGAAGGTCGTCTCGGTGGTCCGGGTCGTCGTGAACGTCATTAAGACGGTTCATACGGCCTTGTTCGTCATCCGCACGGTGTTCGTGTCGCTGGCTGGCCCTATCGGTATCGTCGTCGTGGCTATCGGCGCGCTGGTGGCCGGGTTCACTCTGGCGTATCAGCATTCGGAGACGTTCCGTAACGCCGTGGGTGCGGTGTGGGGTGGTATTCAGGCTGCTGCATCGGCTGTTGCGGGGTGGTTTACGGGAACCCTCGTCCCTACTCTTCAATCGGTGTGGAACGGCATCACGGCGGTGCTGTCGACTATCGGGACGGCGATCTCAACCGCATTCGGTGCTGTCATCACCTGGTTTACCGGGGTGTTCCTGCCTGCGTTGCAGGTGGTGTGGACTGCTGCGGTGGCTCCGGCCCGTATCGCTATCCAAGGTTTGAAGTTGGCGTGGCAGTCGTTGGCCGCATTCTTTACGGCGTTGTGGGCGTCCATTGGGGCGATCTTTTCGGGTGCGATGGCTGTCATTGGTGCGGCTGTCCGGGCGTGGACGAGCGTTCTGCGTGCGGTGTTCACGGCAGCATGGAATGTGATAAAAATCACAGCTGCGGCGTTTTGGTTGACGCTTCGGGCGCTGTTTACCGGCAACTTCGGGGCCATCAAGGGCATCGCCTCGGCTGCCCTCAACGCCCTCAAAGCAGTGTTCCGGGGCGCTTGGAACGCCATCACCGCCGCTACCCGCGCGTTCGGGTCGTCTCTGCGCGCCATCGTATCCGGGGTTGTCACCGCCGTCGTCGGGTTCTTCCGTCGCATGGGGTCGTCGATCCATGCCGCCGCGTCTGCGGCGTTCAACGGTGCGAGAGCTGCGGCCTCCGCCGGTATGCACGCCATGGCGTCGATTGTGTCAACGGTCGTGTCGGCGGTGGTCGGGTTTTTCCGCCGTCTCGGGTCGGGTATCCGCTCTGCCGCCGTGTCGGCGTTTAATGGTGCCAGGTCTGCCGCATCGGCTGGCATGCACGCCATGGGGTCGGCGGTGTCGTCGGGTATCTCTGCGGTGCTCGGGTTTTTCCGGTCCATGCCGGGCCGTATCCGTGGCGCGCTTGGTAACGCCGGTTCGTGGCTGGTCGGCACGGGCCGGTCCATCATGGACGGCTTGGGGCGCGGTATCACTAGTGCGGCCCACAAGGTGTTTGACACGATACGCAACGTCGGCTCGAAAATCACCGACGCCGCCAAGAGGGTGCTGGATATCAATTCCCCGTCGCGGGTGTTCCGTGATGAGGTGGGTGCCCAAATCGTCGCCGGTTTGGTGCAGGGCATCGACCGTAACGCCTCCGATGCGGTGGGGTCGGTGGAGGCTATGGCTGCCGCGCTGCCGCCCGCCTTCGCCACTGACGCGGCTGTGGTGCCGCCGGTTCCGGCGCGCGTGAAGCCGTCGCGGCAACCCAACGGTGCCCCCTGGACTGCCGCCGGTGGGGTGACGGTCAACGTCAACGGCCCCACCTACGGCGACCCGAACGATTTTGCCCGCCGGATCGAACAGAAACAGCGCGAAGCGTTAACGATGTTGGCCTACGCCTAAACCTGGGGTGAGTTCATGTTTTTGCCTAATGCAGCCGACGGGTCCGGGCTGACCATCGGATACCAGTCCGGGAAAACCCGGCTGAACCTATCCGGGTACGGCTCGGAGGTGTTTTTGCTGTCCGAGGCCGTGTCCGGGCTGGGCTACCCTGACATTGAACACCAGGAGTCCACGCATGCCGGTGTGCACGGGGCGATGTGGCGGGGCTGGAATGCGAAACCGCGCGAGATCACGCTTCCGCTGGTGGTGTCGTCGAACGGCGACGACGACGAATCACGCGACGGGTTCATTGGGTCGTGGGATACGGTGACCCGCTGTTTTCACCCCGGCGAGGAGGGCACCCTGTCGGTGACAACGCCGTCAGGGTCGACCCGCACGATCGGCTGCCGCTGCGTGGGCATCGATGATTCGTTCACCGTCGACCCGGTGAATCGCGGCTACGCCGTCGTGTCGGTGAAGCTCATGGCGTTTGACCCGTTTTGGCGGGGCGCGGCGTCGTCGGTGTCGTGGTCGAACCGGGGCGGTGTGGACTGGCTCGGCGGTGGCCCACTCGACAAGCCCGGTACGGCGTTCCCGATTGTGCTCATGCCTGGCGGCAACCAGGGCCAAGCGTTGCTGGAAAACGTCGGCGATTTGCCGTCGTGGCCGGTGTGGACCATCCGTGGCCCGGTCGATTCGTTCACGATCTCCGTTGATGATGCGAGGGTGTCATACAAGGGTGGCCTCGATGAGGGGGAAACGATGGTGATCGACTCTGATCCGCGTACCCAGCGCGTGGACTGGGATGGGGTGGATGCGTTCATGCTGCTGGACTCGTGGGAGTTCCGGCCTATCGACAAGGCCACGGCTGCGAAAGTGAAGGTCAAAATCAAGGGCCAAGGCGACGTGACGGCCACCACTCAGCCGATGTTCCTGGCGGCGTGGTGATGATGGACACACCCCAGATCACGGTCTATTCGTCGATGTTCGAGAGGATAGCGCCGATCAATTTTTTCGAGTCGGTGAAGATCGTTGACCGCTACGACGAGTTGTCGACGATGGAGCTGGTCTTGTCGGGCAATCACGACCGGATTCCTAACCTGGTAGAGCCGGGTGCCCGGCTGGTGGTCGACTATGGAGGCCGTCAGCTGTTTTCGGGTCCGGTGCGCGGTGTGACCGGCAAGGGGCCCTCGTCGTCGTCGACGGTGACGGTCACCGCTGAGGGCGATAACCGGCTGCTGTGGCGGATGCTGCTGTGGCCTGCGACGAATATCACCCCGTCGGGTGATGCGGGTGTCGTCCTGGACCGCGAGTACCGGTCAATCAAGGCACCGGCTGAGACGGTCGCGAAAACGCTGATCGGTGAGAACTGCGACCGGATGGTGTCGCCTATATCGGTGGCCCCGGACAAGGGGCGCGGCCCCACGGTGGCGGCGTCGGTGCGGTTCCACACGTTCGCCGACCGGGTTCTACCCCTCATGTCGGCGGCTGGTATGCGGGTGTCGGTGTCGCAGGGTGACGGCGAGCTGGTCGCCGATTGTGTGCCCACGATGGCGGTTCCGCACGTATTTTCTGAGGAGTCGGGGACGATTGAGGCGTGGGAGTTCACCCGCTCCGCACCCAAGGCGACCCGTGTGATCGTGGGCGGCTCGGGTGAGGGCAAGGCCCGCCTGTTCACGATGGCCGAAGACGCCGACCTCCACGAAGAGTGGGCCGACTGTGTCGAGGTGTTCACCGACGCCCGGAACTCCGACTCGCAGAAGGTGACCTTGCTGGATGAGGCGCGGCAAACACTGGCCGAGTCTAAACCGACGTCGGGGTTCAAAATCACCTTGTCGGATCGGGTGCAGCAGCTGTTGGGCGCTGTGACGATGCGTCCCGGCGACGAAATCATCGTTCATGTGGCCGGGGTGGATGTGGTCGAGCGGATCAAAGAAATCGAGTACGTCTGCGATGATCCGGGCTCGGGGTGGACTCGGGTGACGCCGATCGCCGGGGAGTTCGTTGATGATCCGTCGCGGGCGCTGGCGTCGAAAATAGCCGATATGTCGTCAAATATCCGGTATATGCGAACACTATAGAAGGGCTGTGCTGTGGCTATTGTGTGTAAAGGTTTCGACGGCCAGATGACCGAAGCGGACTGGGCGCGTATGGCCCAGCTGATGGGGGGTGTGCCGACAGTCCGGGATGCCGACGACCTCACGGTGTCGGCTGATGTGCAGGGCACCACGGTCACCGCTGCGATCGTCTCCGGGGTGTCGTGGGCGCATGGCGTCATGGTGACCAGTGATGCGACAGAGACGGCCACCACCCAGCTGACACCGAAGGGCACCCACTACGACTATGTGGTGTTGACTCGTGACTGGCAGAACAACTCCGCCAAGTTTGAGATCATCACGGGTGGCACGGCTGAGCGTGCCCGTGATGTCATCGCCGATAATCCGGGCATGAAACACCAGCAGTTGCTGGCGGCCATCAAAACGGTCAACGGTGATATTGAGGTGCTGGATCGGCGGGCGTTCGCCGGTCGGGTCGCCTACGCCGACAGTCTCTCGGCGATCCCGACCCCCCACGAGGGCGACATGATTGTCACCGGTGAGCCTGCCGCCTGGATTTACCGTGGCAGGGGGTGGGGTGCTCCGTTCCCGCGTATCGAAACGGGCTACAGGTACGCCATGTTTAACAGCTCGTCGGTGTACTCGTACAAGGTTGATTTCGAGCATCCGTACCGGAAACCGCCGACGGTGGTCGCGTCGATGGCGACCGGCGCGGGAGGCACGCAGATGATTAACGTCCGCACCTTCAACGTCACGACGACCGGGTTTTCACTCGCGTTCGTCACGGTCGACGGCTCGAAGCCTGCCGGAGTCAAAGCAGAGGCGAACTGGTTTGCCGTTGGCGTGTGACGCCAGCGTTCACCATCGACGACAGTGATGACGGGAGGGTCCGGTGTCTCACCTCATAGAGGTCATCATCGGGGGGCTCGTCACCCTCGCCGGATCGGTGCTGGCATCCATCCCGGCCCTGTCGCAGAAAACACGCCGCAAACAGCGGGCGCTAGCCGCCCAGGTCGACGCCTTGCAGGAGTGGGCCTACTCGGCGCGGCAGGCGCTACGACGCCACAACCTGTCACGGCATCCCGGAGGCGATGATGCGGCCACCCTGCCCGATCTACCGGATTGGATGAGCGATGACGCGGACGAGTAACCAACTGGACATGGAGCGACGTCACCGGGCGTCGGCTGAACGGCTGGCCGCCGCGCAGGCGATTGTGCTGGCGTTGACGGTGGTGTGCCTGGTGGTGTCTGCGATGTGGCTGAGTCGTGCGGTGGGTGAGCGTGACCGTGCCGGGCAGAAAGCCGACGACGCGACACAGGCGGCCCTATCTCTGGCTGACAAGGTTGCGGTGGCGTGCCGGGCTGACAGCGCCGACGGTAAGGCTGTGCGTGACGCCGGGCTGTGCTCGCAGGCGTCACATGTGTCCTCGTCGCTGGCTAGCGGGAAGCCTGCCGCTGTGCACGTCCCTGCGGGACCCCAAGGCCCGTCTGGGCCGTCTGGCCCTGCCGGTTCTCCTGGTCGTCCTGGCGGTGTCGGCCCCTCCGGTGGGCCTGGCCCTGCGGGACCCTCTGGTGGACCTGGTCCTGTTGGTCCTACGGGGCTTCCCGGCCCGGCTGGCGGCGTTGGGCGTCCCGGAGTCCCCGGAAAAACCGGCCCTACGGGGTTGCCTGGTCCTGCTGGACCCTCTGGCGGCCCTGGCGGTGTCGGCCCATCGGGTGTGGCGGGTCAGCCTGGTCCTGCCGGTCCTCCTGGCCCGCCCGGCCCTGCTGGGCGTCCCGGCCCTGAGGGGCTGTCCGGTCGCGGCCTGACGGCCCTCGAATGCCACGACGGTCGTCTTGTCGCGGTGTGGACTGACGGCACCGCCGAAACGATCGCCGGGGCCACGGCTTGCCAAACCCCTGCACCAGCACCAGCACCCGCACCAGCTCCGACCCCGAAGGAGACTCCATGACATTCATTCAGGCCAAGCATCACGGCGGCCACAACAACCCTCCCGTGACTCGTCTTGTCATTCACGCCACATGCCCGGATGTGGGCTATCCGTCTGCGTCGCGCGCTGGCCGTGCGGTGTCGACGGCCCACTATTTTCAGGAAACGACCCGGCCAGCATCCGCCCACTACATTTGTGACATATCGACCACGGTGCAGTGTCTGTCTGAGGAGACGGTGGGCTATCACGCCCCGCCGAACTCACACTCCATCGGTATTGAGATATGCGCTGACGGTGGGTCGCATGCCTCGTTTTCGAACCCTGCCCACGCCTACACCCGCGAGCAGTGGTTGAGCCCTCAGGTGTGGCCTGCTGTGGAGCGTGCCGCGATGCTGGCGCGCGGTATCTGTCAACGCCACAACATCCCGATCCGCCGCCTCTCGATCGCTGACGTCAAGGCCGGGAAGCGCGGCATCTGCGGCCACAACGAGGTCTCCGAGGCCTTCCACCAATCCGACCATGACGACCCCGGTCCTTATTTCCCGTGGGACGGGTTTATCGCGCTTGTTAATGGCCATTCCGCACCATCACGCCAGGAGGAACTAACTGTGTCAGATGTCAATATGCTCAAAGGTCTTATTCAGCAATCGAACAAGCAGCTGCACCACGATATCGGTGTTGTGCAGACGCAGGCGGGTAACCTCCGCCGCCAGCTGGAATCCCTGTCATGGGTGAAGAACCCGGTCAGCGGCAAGCTGTGGCGCACCAAGGACGCCTTGTGGTCGATCTGGTACTACGTGCTGGACTGCCGATCTCGTCTCGGCAAACTCGAGGCCCGCCTGTCGACGCTGGAAAAGAAGGTGAAGTGATGACGCGAGAGTTTTGGAAGGGTGCCGGTGAACGCGCTCTTAAAACGTTTGTCCAAACGTTTGTGGCGGTGCTGGGTGTTACTGCTGGTGCGGTGTACACCGTCGACGGATTCAAGGCCTTGCCCTGGGCCTCTGCGTTGATTACAGCCGCCGTGTCGGCGGTGCTGTCGCTGGCAACCTCTATCGGCTCGCCGGGTTTTGTGGCTGGACGCCCTGCCGCTGCTGAGCATGGTCTCGTAGAGCCGTCGGGTCACGGCCCGGCGTTGGTGGACCCCGATGATCCGGGGATGATCGAGCCGGATCCTGACGAGGACCCCGAGCCTGAGCCGGAGGCCGATGGCCTCGACGATGACCGTGACGATGACGGCGAATCGGTGGCTGTGCCGCGCCACGGGCAGGAGTAAACCCGTATGGCCGAGCCGAAACTGCCCGCCGAGTACGCCTATGGGCTGGTGGTCGCCCGAGCTATCCGGGCCGTCGCGGACTCCACCGCCGAGGACGACCCCTACCCTGACGGGCCCCCGGTCGTCATGAACCGCGCGGTGACGTTCCGGCCTATTGAGACCGGTCGGATCATCACCCGCGCCAACCCTGAACCGTCGGTCAGGGCCCAACACGAGTCCATTTCTGCCGATTTCGACCAGGACGGCTACCTGTCGCTCAACGGGCAGAAGGGTGTGTGGCTGTGGGCTGGCACCTGGCTGGTGGTGTTCGCCGATGCGCTCGGCTGGCCGTCCTACCAGATCACGGTCACCGCGAAAAACGACGCCAAGAACCCGGTGGACCTGTTCGCTACCGCCGGGTGGCAGCCGCCCAGCCTCGACACCCCGCCGGTGACCCTGCTCGTCCCCGCGAGTGTGGCCGATGGTGATGTGCTGATCCGTCACGGTAACGCCGTCGATGGTGTGCCCCAAACCGCGTTCCATGGCCCGCCTGGCCCTGCCGGTCCACCTGGCCCTGCGGGCCCGTCGACCCCGCTCCACGCCTCCGGGAAAGGACGGCCCGACAAGCCCGACACGATGGACGCGGCAGGCCGGGCGTTCGCCTCGTCGGCACCTGTGGGTGCGATGTTCTCGTCCACCGACGGGGCCGGGGTTGGTGCGTGGACATGGCAGCGCACCACCGCCGGATGGACCGTCACCCACGGTGACACCGGATCCCGAAACATGACCACCAATCCGGCATGGGTGAGCGCCCTCACCGACGGCACAAACGTCACCCTGACCGCAAACAAGCCCGTGGCCGCCCGCCGCTACGGGCACCTCGTTCAAATCGATTTTGCGTTCGATAAAACGGATGATGCCGACCACACGACCACGACCGGCCTACCGTATGGCTGGAGGCCGAGAATCGCCGCAACCGTCGCGGTCATGTCGCATGGTGCCGTACCGGGCCGCGTACTCCTCAACGCTGGAACGAATCGGTGCATTATGACCGGCTCCACGCGTACCGGCTACGAGGTCCACGCCGTCTACCTCACAGATGACGACTGGCCCGAAACCCGATAG